TTAGACACGACATACCGGAATAGCAGACGAAATACCGACCTCCAACGCACAAGCACCGGTGCCCATAGCACCGCCAGAAGAAGACGCGCCACCTCCCCCGGTGGCGCTAAAAGTCGGATTAAAGCCAGCAGCTCTCAAATCCGCAACCTCTCTCTGATGAGCCGTAGAGCTCATCCTCTCCTGAAACGCCATCTGCTCGCGAGCCATCCTGGCGCTCGCCTGATTGGCGTCACGCTGGCCAAAAAGGCCACCCAAAAAACCACCGATCCCAGGCAACATGCCCAGCAAACGCTGGCCAATACTAGGCCCTTTCACGATCGGCGGAATATTCAACACACTAGTGTTCGTCCACATACATCACCTCAAAAGTGATCAATCAGACCAGGAACACCAAACAACGGCATCGGCCGAGCACACCGCATCGAAATATACGAATCAAAAAGAAAATGCGGTTCCGTAGTCACCGCAATAACGCGGTCTACAGGAGGATTCGACACGATGAACGTCGCATTAAGCGCCGGCAACGTCGCAAAATCCTCAGCCAAATGCCACGCATCCAACGTGCTCGCCGCATCCGACCGAAACAACCCAGTAATCTGCGACGGAAAATACCGATACTCGCCAAACCGCTCCTGGTAACCGAACACATCAGAATCCGGCGCGGTGTTATTAATCCAAATCTCCTTATTCAACACCGCCTGTTCGCCAATATGGCTCAATGCCGGAAGATACACGTCGTACCGAGTCGACCGACTCCACAAACGATTGATGCCCTGCTGATAAGTCAAATCCGCATCAACGCAAACGAGCCCGATAATATATCCGTGCTCGACAAACGACTTCGTAAAACCATGACCGTGCAAACTCGCCGTACCAAAAGCACCCAACTGTCCCAGCGGATCACCGACCGCCGGAGCAGACGTCTGCGCAACCGGCGAGATAATAACCGGCGAAACGCCGCCACCAAGATACTCAGGACGCTGCAAACGGAAATCCGGCGACACAACTCCGAATTGGCTTTTCAGCCATTCTACGTACCGAGTTCCGCCCCTCGCATCACGCTCGACAACCTTCTGAATCTGAAACGCCTGGCGTAACTCGTTAATCGTCGCCGCCGTAGCATCCGACAAGTCAGCCACCAAATCCTGACCATCCGTCGAATCCGTATCCGTAATAATCCACCGCGCACCACCCAAGGTACTCGTAATCTTGTAATCAGAATCCGCAATACTCCACGCATTCGCATTCACCCCACCGGTGGTCACCGCAACACCAACCGGAGCCGTAGTACCCAACGGCAAATCAACCGAATCACCCTTCTGCGGCCACGGCAAACAAGACGTAAAATAATCGTGCCGCTTACCACGCCTCAAAGGAACATCGGTATAACCAACTTCCGCATTCGTGTCCGGACCGTCATCAACCGGAACACTCAAACTATCCTGCAAGTTCTGATCACGAAACCAATCATTCCAAATCAGCCGATACGCCCGAAACGGCAAAGACACCACCGGGTTATTGCCGAAATTAATGTTAATCGGCAAACCAAAATAATCCGCCAGGTCCCCTGTCGAAATCGTGCTACTCGCACTAATCACCGGCAACGTAAAATCCGTTGAATCACCCGGATCAGTCTGCATACCGAAAAACTTCTCCATGTTCGACCACAACAAACGCCACGGACAAAAGAAGAAAAACGTACTCATCCTCATGTTGTCCATCAACGGGAAAATCGGCGTAGCCAACCGGGCAAACCCGGTCATATTGCAAGACACCGAATCGCCAGGCAAAACTTCATCCAACAAAAACGGAATCAACAAACCCGCATCAAACGTCGTTTTATAACCGTGAGAACGGTCAAACGACGACCGCGGAATCTCAGCCTTCGGCACCCGCGAAAACTGATGCGTCATGTGAGACTTCATACATCACCTCCATTCGCCTTCTGCTCACGAACCATCCGCTCATGCTCGTCCCAAATAACAGCCTTCGCCGCCTGGTCGACCAAATCCGGCTCCTCCCGAGGAGCCTGAAAATCCATCGCATGGGCCACCCGCTCATTCGCGGTATGGCAAACCAGCATGCCATTCTGATCGTCAAAACTGCCGATCTCAAAAAGCGAATAATCCTCCGGATGCTTACCGATCGGATGCGATTTATCAATCGCAATATCGCCAAACTCACGCACAGCCATTCCCCTGGCTGGCGAAAAAAACGGCCGCATATACGCGCCCGTCTTCACATCATACACAGCAAACGCTTTAAGCTTCATTGACCAAACTCCTTTTAAGAAAAGACACCTGCGCCAGCTTCACAACTTCACGCTGACGCAACCGCTCAGGCGTACAATCCGCCTGATGCTTACCAAAAAACTCTTTCCGCTTCGCTAACAACGCCTCGTATCCCTCGGCATCATCAATCTGATACAACTTCTGATAATAACGCGGCGGCTTCAAAACCTTGCCGCGCATAATCACCTCATCAGAAGGAAAAACGTCGCCGGAAAACTCATCGTACCACTCACGCCCAATACCTGGACGCCGAGACATCGTGCAGTACTCCGGCTCCAACATAACGCCGTCCGGCGAAATATAATGAAAAAATGCTTTCTCTCCGTTCACTTTCTTAACGCAATACCGAGCCACGTACGCACAGCTCTCAAACGTGACCTCGCCGAAAGTCGCAAAACCTTTACCCCACGTTGCATTAAGCAACGGGGACACAAACAACCGAGCACCATCGCGCTCGGAAAATAACTCACCATCTTCAAAGCACAGGCCAAATAACAACGCATGATAATGCGGCCTGTGCAACTGCTCGCCATACTCTCCACAATGAAAAAACCTGAATCGTCGCGGCTCAAAACGCCTCCTAAGACGCTTCATGAAATCCTGAAAATGGTGCTTAACAAGACTTCCATCCGACGGCAAATGCTCGTCGTCGTACGTCAACGTAATAAAACAATTGTCGTCCTGCAGGCTTGCTTCGTGCATGCACCTCGCCGCCCACTGTCGCGAACGCTCCAAACGACAACCAATACACTGGCCACAGGGAACCTGACCAGGTTCACCATCGCCAGAAAAACGAACGGCCAGCTTTCCAGTCTGGCCGCTCACAACAAAAAAACAATCCAGCGGGTGATAACACGTCAAAGACGGATTCCACCACGCATCGGACGCGGATCAATATTAATCCGCTGCGTCTGCGACGCACCACGGGAAAACACCTTACGGCTTTTCCCCCTCGACATCTTCTTACGAAATGCCATCGTACAAACTCCTGTATAAAAAAACAGTAAACGGGGATACCCCGAACCCCAGACTAACACCAAAGGTGTCAGTCAGCACAGTTACATCAAGAGAACAACTGTGCACCCCTCCCCAACGGTTCCCCAGGGAACCAAAAAAAAGGCCCCCAAGGGCCTATAAACGCTAATCGCAACCAGGGAGGGCCTCTACCGCGGCCCTCCCTGGAACCCACCCCAGCAGCTCCGGGGAGTACCCCTACGCTGAGGAACCTTCCCGGTTCCTCCCTCCCGGTCGGGGGCTGCGCCCCCGAACCCTAGCTCCCGCCTTCGGCGGAAAACCCTGGGGGCTGCGCCCCCAGACCCTAGCTGCTGCGCGCCGCACGACCGGCGCGCAGAAAAAAAGGCAGCCACCGGCTAACCCGGCTTCGGGGCCTCCTCCGTCGTTCCCGGCGCCGTTACCGCCTTCGCAGCCTTTACCTCTGCAGAGTCTGCAGAAACAACAGATGCCTTCTTGGGCAAAATGCCAAGCGAACGCATCTCATCCTCATTCTTCGGATCCTGGACAAAATCCAGAAACTCACCCGGATCGCCAAAGCGCTTCCGGATAGAACTCGGCAAAGCCGAATACAACTCACGACCACGAATCACAATATTCGACGCTTCGTGAAAATCAACAGAGGTGGCAAAACCATAATCGCCACCAAACCGCGCAACATGCGCAACAGCTCCAGTTTTCTGAAACTTCCGCATAATATTATTAATATCGCACTCGTTTTTAAACGACTGCTTAGTCCGAGACACCGGATCAACCAGAGCGTACAAACGCTCACCACGTACATGCGTACCACCTAAAGACATACATCACCTCACTTCAAAAGACGCAACAAACCAGTAGAACTGGAAACCGGAGAAGACATGAGCTGCGCCCTGCGCAAAATCTCACCCAGCTTCCCGGAATAAATCTTCGTATCCAACACCTTCAACTTCTCAGCCAGGTCAGCTTCCAACGCGGTCATGCGCGCAACAGACCTGGCACTATTCGTCTGCTCACGCAGCAAACTACTCT